TATGTGTTGTGCCACTTCAAGTAATGCCATTTTTTCTGTTTATAATAAATAGTAAAAATGTATCAATTAGTCGTACCAATTTTATATTTTTTATTAAGAGGTATTTATATGAAAATCCAAAGGAATGGGAAGTAAATCAGTAAACGGAGTTAATATAGAAACAGTTGAAAATGGTAATGTTATTCTCGTAGAACCAAACAGTCTCAACATTAATACCAAAGATATAACATCTGGTGAGGGTGTTGTTAATGGTATCCCTCAATACCAAGACATGTATATTTTTGCCGAATTGACTGCTGAAAGTAAGGGAAGAACCGTAATTACTACAAGTGGAAATGCTAGTACAACTCAATCTGACCCCATCAATTTTCTTGGACCCGACCAGAATGAAGAAAATAACCCGAATTACTTGAATTTCACAACCAACTATTATGATGGAAGCACTGGTAATCGAACACATTATGAGGGTTTTGGCATCACTAATATTAAGATTGTAATTAACTCATCATTCATTCCGCAAGTCGATATTCAATTTGTTGACATCAGAGGATTGGCTTTCTTTAATCAAACCGATTCGCAATATCGCATGTTATTTGATTTCCCACCACCAATATTTACATTAACGGTGAAGGGATATTATGGTAACTCAATAACATATCAATTACACCTTGTTAAATACACAAGTGAATTTAGTGCTGAGAACGGTAATTTCATTATTGACGCACAATTCGTTGCAGTGACCTTCGCACCACTTGCTGATATTTTATTTAGATATGTTATTAATGCACCACTGATTAATAACAACAAATCAATGGGTCCAAGTACAGGTGTTAGACCGATAAACACTTTCAATTTAATTATGAAGTTGAAAAATCTCTATGCTGCGATTTCCGAAAAACTTGAGACAAGTACTGAAAATAAACAATATGATTCGGTACAAACACAAATCGAAACCATTGGTGAAATTTTTACTATGTTGCAGGCTGTTATATATAACGAGAATGAAGTGCTACAAAAACCTGGTCCCAAACCTTATTTAATAGTAAAGTCACCTCAAGCTCCACAGGAACCTAATCCTGCAACTAATACTTCTCAGAAATATAGTCTTCAAATAATTAGGAATCTTTCCGAATACAATGAAGTTATTAAAGCTGAAGAAACAACAGGAATAAAAGACACTCTAGTAAACAGGTTGTATATTGCATATGTGAGAGGGGATAATCTTCCATTGACAAACTATGACTACGACCCAAATCCGCAATTCAGTGTAGACCCAATTTTTTCACCTTATGCATTCCCAGAGACGAAGAATTACGAGACATTCAAAACACCACTCGATGACTTCAAGAAAACGTTAATGGAAAACAAATTACCTGCATTTAATATTAAAGATAGTGATGTTGCGACTCCTGCGCCATTCACGAATGGTGTCAATATTACCAATAATAATATTGCGAAAACCGAATACTATGGTATGGATGTCACTGAATACTATTATAAACTCTATAAGAAAAATCAGGCATTATCTAAAGAACAGAATGAACTTTCTAAAATCCTCGCAGATAAAATCAATAACATGGTTTCACAAAACCTTGGAATGACCCCATCGATATATAATATCTTTGAAGTCATTTTAAATGATGTTGATGAATTTTTCAGAATATTAACGAAAACGGCACGAGATGCAGATGAGGCACATAATGTCTCGGATGCTGTTAGAAACATAATCTCATATAATCACGTTGATAGTCCAACAAAAACAGGAAATGTTCCTGACCATATTTATCCGTTCCCCTTAATTATTAAGGAATCTCCTGTACATGGTGGTGTTAAAAGGGAAAGAATAGCACCCATTGATTTAAGTAGAGATGTGTCATTTCCTGAATTAGACCTTGTTAGTAATTTTATGGACACTTTTGGTGACCAAAGAAATGCTCAGAATCTATATGATGCGAGAAGAAATCAAGATGATGATGGCACGTTTTTATGGATACCAGTTTCACCACTAGATTCGATACTTGGAGGTGCTTCACCTGAAAGTCCATACCTAAATATGAATAATAATGTGAGGTCTGAACTCACAACGACCCTAATGGAGAGATTCTATGTGTTAACACAGGGTTCAATTTACAACACCTTTTACGGTACTGACTCAACAAAAATTGATTTAACAAAAAGAAAAGCATATATTGATTTATACGCCAATTCCGAAGCAATAAATATTGTCACAACTTTAAGTGCAAACAAACAAAACGCTCAGACAATACAGTTGATGGCAGACCAATATAAAGGAAACATTCCCGAATTTTATGACTACGTGAAAACACTTTCAATTAAATATAATGATGGAACCTCTAGTGGGAAAACAGGAAACCTTTATAATTTCCCAACTGATGGCCCCAAATCTTTTGTTGTAACACCATCACAACCATTTGAGGGGCAGGCATATGTTGATAAAAACAATCCAAATTTTAGTGGTGTTTATTGGTGGACCAATAATGTTGTTTTACAAGGAACTCCTGATGAAGAAAAACTAACTGAAAGCTCAGACAAACCAATCGAAAATTTCAATGCAAATGCTAAAACTAAGTGGTTCCAACGAGGAATTGCTGAAGAATTGCTGTACGACTTTACACAGGAAAATGTTATTTTTCTTAAAGACATTGATTTTGATGATGGAAAGGCTTCGCACCAACAAATTAATGGGGTGAACTTATTCACAAGATATCTCACTAACACAGGAGACCAATATAGGCAAATTGATGCTCATTATGTAACTAGTGATATTATACCCAACCCAAAATTTCCAGGGACTTCTACTGATATAACTGAACGTGCAATACAGGGTCAACAAATTGCATATGCTGAAGGCAATCAATCATTCAATGTTGAAGACGACTACATTAAAGAAAAGAAAGCGTTAAGATATGGAGATAATATTTTAGATACTTGGATATCAGCACTTCAACATAATGATATTATTAATACATTAACGGGAAATACCAACATGAGTACGATATTAATGTTATCGAACTTCGGAACAACAGCAAGTCCATTTAACAGATATCCAAATGCATTAAATACCTTGATATTTGACACCCCTGCTGCTGTTCAAGTCCCAGACTTTTATGGTCCATATCTTGGGGGATTATTAACTGCCATTGATGACGGATGGGTTGATGAAATTTTAGAATTTTTCACAGGAACTACTGGTGATAACGGTACGGGCGCAACTCTTGTAAATAAAGGGTTTTATATTCTTGCTGACCTACATGACGTACAAACCTATCTATCAGAAAAGGATAAAGCAACATTTAAAGAAGCATATAATAACTTTGCTAATACTAACGATACACACGGAACGCTTGTTGAAGGGGTAATATCTTTGGTTGATTATTGTAGGCAACATACTGGGAATAAAAAGGAGAGTAAGGATTATTGGTGGGCATTTGAAACCCGTGGTTATCAATATCTTTTAAATAGACAATCAAATGATGTTGGTGGAAATGCCACGGGTCATGGAGATTGGTTTTGGATAATCGAGACTTTAGCAACAAGAAAAACGTTAGTTAATTTCAGTCAAATCACATTTGAAATGGATACTATATATCCTGAAGGTTATAAATCTATTGAAGCATTAGAAAATCCTGCGACAAATTCAAATTATGAGCTTGCAAGGACTGCCAATGAAAATTTCTTCAATCAATTTTTCATTAGATTAGGTGCTGAAGTGGCGTTGAAAATGAAAAACCTGAAGGAAGAAGAGAAGGCGTTGAAGAAAATAAAGGGTGATAATGATATCATAAACCAATTATATTACTCATTTAAAAACATTAACGATAAATGGGTGACTGGAAGTAAAAATAATAAAGGGGAATACCCATTCAATAGAGAGGGTGGAAATAGAAAATTGATTGATTCGTTTGCTTTTGTTGATAGGGGAATGAATCCAATTGGTGAGACTGTTATAAATGCTGAAATATTGGTTGATATGTTTAATGACCCTAATATAAGTTTATTCAGTGTAATATCGCAATTATTGTCATTGAATAACTTTGTGTTCTTTCCACTTCAGAATTTTATGAATTTTAGTGGAAGCACTGCATGGGAAGATAGTTTTAGAATACAAACGGGAGCAATTAAGGCAAATAACTCAACAGCATTTGTTTGCATGTATATTGGTGGAACATCGAGTTACCCGTCTGTGGCTGGAAATGGGTTTGAAAATGATGGAATAATTGACATTGCCGAACCAGGAGTTGATGATTATTTCACGAAGAAACCACAAAATCAGGGAACCGTTAATGATACACAAGAAGAGAAAAACGGTGAATTCCCTTGGCGACAAGTACGTGCGTTTAGAGTAAGGTTTGGTGAGCAAAATCAATCAATGTTTACCGATGTAAAAATTGATAGTAAAGAATATCCTGAGACCAATGAAAGCATACAAATTCTATCAAGACTTGCTGGTGACAATAATCCTGATGCACCAGTTCCTAAAGGACAAAACCTATATAACCTATATGAGAATAGGTCGTATAAGGCAACAGTTAGTGGTTTTGGAAATGCAATGATTCAACCAACACAATATTTTCAATTGGAAAACATTCCATTATTTAATGGGGCATATATTATATTAACTGTTGAACATAACATAACCGCAAATAAGATGACAACAAGTTTTAGTGGAACAAAACTGCTTAAATATCCTGTTCCAAGAGTATTGAATCCTATGGCATTCACAAATTACAACCCTAATGCATCTCCAGGTGATTTAACTAAGCAGGCAGCAGCACTCAGTTCAAGACTAGAAACACATTACAATGCAATGTATGATGGAACAGATAACTCATTAAAAATCGAATAATATGGCAACAACTAAATTAAGAAAACAAGGGGAAGCCTTTATACGCAGTAAGTGTAGTGGAAGTGGTAATTCAAAACTTCGTGGTACTGCTAGTGATAAAAAAGGGTATAAGTACAATCCTACGGCAGTACTACCATATTGCTCACCACTAACAACAACAAGTAAGGTGTGGGAATCAAACCCCAACATTAATGGTGGAATAGAAACTAATGGTGAGCTTGCTGAAGCATTAATTAGATGGTACAACGAATATGCTGAAGAGTTTGAAATGGATGCCAATATCATGGCAGCACAAGCATATCAAGAATCGGCATTTATTGTGTGGAATTATGCGATTAATAGTAGTGCATCGGGCATTAGTCAGTTTGTTGATGATGCGGTTTATGATATTATAATGAAAAACACACGTGGTGGGATGAGTAATAGTGATAGACAGGCAATATCAAAAAATATGATTGGATATTCGTTTCCCGACAAAGTAACGAAAGTCCCGTTTCTAACCGACCATAATTTAGGAAGACAAAACCGACCAATCCTACATCAAAATATCATTGATAATCCAAGAATAATGATTAAAGCACAATTTGTGTTTATGAAACACATTTCAACTTATTGTAATGCCCTTGCAAGTTCCACTTTATTTAGATATAATCGTGGATTGATGACACTTAAGACCACTTCATCATATGGTGAAGTAATAAATATGGCAAAAAACCCTAAATTTGGTGGTGGATATGAGAATGAAGGTATAAATTATGTGTATAGGATTTTCAAACTACTATACGAGAATTTTGGATACAGACAACTTAACATCACAGATGAGGCAGCAGAGAATTTTGATGGATTTAATGCGAATTTGGGTTAAAGCAACTCCTTCTTAAATTCATGGAGTCCAATGATATTATCATCAATATCTTTCTTATCGTAAACCATTTCCTTGATTTTCTGAATCGCTTTGGTGATGTGGTCCTGATACTCATCAACACCTTCTAATATTGCGAGAGTATCGGTCTTGTAGGTTTCAAGGAGTGCCCTTTTCTCTCTCCAATCGGCTTTAATAAGTGTTCTTAATAAATTGCTATCACTTTCATCTAGTGAAGCATATTTTTCATTGAATTTACCAACAGCAATTTCAAGAACGTCCTCATTAATAGGTTCAACATCCACGCTTTCGATAAGCGATTGTTTCGGAGTTTTTATGTGATTAAACACCAATGTGAATGCTTCGTGAATCTCATCAACATCAACTTTATCACTAACTTTTAATGATTCCGTAACGAGAGTATTAATTGCGTTATATAAGTCGATTTTTTCCAAGCTCCATGAATCAGGGGCATTAATCTTATCAACAACATCTTCCATAAGAAAAGTATTTAACTTCTCATGCTCTGTTTGGATTTCCTCATTGGTATATACTTCAAACAATTTGACGTGATTATCAATATATTCTTTAATGAGTAAATCATTATCGATATGTTTGGCTTCGATATTATTATACACCTTGAATTCCAACTGAAGAATAGGTGACTTTTTAACAACTTCAAAAAAATCAGAAGCGACCTTCTTTGATTCAACGATTAGGTTATCATTGAAATACGACTCTTTTAATTTGTCAGAAATTATCAAATTAGCAATTCCTATGTTGACGTTTTTCATATGGTATGATTCGATTTAATATAAATACTATAATTAACTATAAATGCTTAATTCCTGCCCGATATTAATTTGGGGGTTGATTTATTAATCCAACTCGATGTTTTCAATATCTTCAAAATCAATATCTTGTGTTTCGTTAATTTTTTGTTCGCTGTTGATAGTTTTACCACTCTCTAATAATTGTTCGATTTCGTCAATCATATCACTAGCACCCTTATTTAACTTATCGTTTTTATCGTTATTCTCTTGAATAATCTCCTTCTGTTGAATCTTCTTCTTTTCTTCGGGTTCCTGTGTGGTTCCAAAAACGAGTCTTTCGATATGTTTATTATAGTCTTCTTCACTCATACCTTCCATCATTGGCGTACCGCCTATGTCGCCACCGCCACCAAGGGGAGCACCACCACCCAGATCACCTGGAGGGGGAGCACCACCCATATCACCGCCACCTAATTCTGGCATTCCACCACCTATCTCACCACCGCCTTCAGGTGGCATTCCACCCTCAGTTTCGCCACTCATAGGAGCCATAGCATCTATTGGTTCGCCAAATCGTTTATCAATGTCTGCGAATAAACCTGTTTTCTTAATTGCAACGGGTGAATCTGCAAGTTCTTGCATAACAACTTTCTCCATTTTCTGTTGCTTGAGGTCATCAACAATTTGTCTGTCACTCCAATTGAAAATCATACGCTTCGCTTCTGTATGCGACATTGCAGCAATACCACCTTCAGCACGTGTTAACTCAGTATAGGTTTGTGCTTTATCTCTAAGAAGCTCAGACTTCAATAATTCTTGCTGAGTACTTGGATTGGTAAGTGTTAGTTGGAAACCACTGAGGTCTTCTCCACTATAACCCAACAAATAAAGATGAATCATTGCCATCTTATTGAGTTCCTGAATCATGGCTTGCTGAATACGGTTTACTTTTTTAGCAAACCTGATATCGTATTGCGCCATGTTCTTCCCACCACCACTTGCATCTTGGAAGCTCAGAAATGGTTTTGGAATACCAAGACCTGTGAATAAATTGTCTCTGAGATACTCAATATCTTGTATTTGGTCGAGATTTGTTGCACCAGGCAATGTGTCGATACCTGTTTGGGTGTTTGAATTTCTTACGGGAATGAAAAAATCTTCATCATTTCCTAAAATATTGAAACGGTAATCGATTTGACCATCATTTGGTTGAACTTGTGCGGTTTTCTTAAATGTTGTCGCTACCTTATAGATGTATTCTTCAATATCGTCCTCATCAATGTTACCAACATCGATTTTGAACACCTTCTTTTCTCCTGCACGAATAATACGGTAGGTAAGCATAGCATCTTCAGCCATAACAAGCTGACGGAACACCCTACGTACTTTGTTCAGGACAGACGAACCATAAGGTAAGTACTTATCGTCTCCAAGAAGTCTAAAGTGAGCGATTTCAAAGACGTTAAACTCGTCACCAGTCATTCTTTCCTTGAATCTAACCAATGG